GGTGAGCCGATGCCGGATGGGGCGCTCCCGCACGATGATTTCTACTGCGGCGAGTTGCGCACGCTGATCGCCGCCGCCGAGCGCGCCGCAGCGCCGGTAGCGTGGCAACCGATTGCGACCGCTCCCGAGGGCCGCGTCGTCCTAGTGTTCTACAAGAACCAGTTGGGGAATGGCCGCACGATGCGAGCGCGGTACTACCTGCCGGAAACGCTGGAATCCGAGCAAACGGAAAGCGGATGGGCCGACGAGGGTTGGTACGAGGAGTCCGAGGCGTACGAGTACCTGATGCCGCTGGAACACGAACCGACCCATTGGATGCCGATGCCTGCCGCGCCAGACGCCGCCGCGCCCGCGCAGGCCGAGCCGCCCGCCGATGCGCTGGTCGAGGAAGAGAGCATATCGGACATGCTCTCGCGACACGACAGGGAGACACGCGCAGCGATCCTCCGCGCTCACCACAAGATGATCGGCGCGGAAGCGAAACGCGATGCCGTCGAGCGCCAGATGCAGACGTTCAATGCTGTCGTGCAGGAACGCGACGCCAAGATCGTTGAGGCAACTGAACGTGCCGAGCGTACCGAATCCGCCCTCGCCGCAGCGAACGAGCGTGCGGAGGGGATGCGGGTGGCGTTGGAAGCGGCAGACGGAATGCGGCGCGGGGAGGACTGCCCGATGTGCGATGCGGGGACGCTGCGCAACCCTGCGAAATTGCATTGGGATTCCTGTGCGTTCGCCAATTATGACATTGCCCGCGCAGCCCTCGCGCGCAAGGAGGGCGAATGAGCGACGACCTGCGGGAGAGGGTGCTGGCGCTGGCAGCGAATGGGGCGACGCTGGAAGTGTTGCCGGTGCGCGAACGCCTCGCCCTCGCCGTGGCCGCGCTCGTCGCCGAGGACTGCGCGCGGGCGTGCGATGACCGGGCGATTGTGTACGACGGGCTAGAGGCGGGAGCGTCAACCCGCTACTTTGCGGACAAGATGCGTGGCGCACAGGAAGGATGCGAGACGTCAGCCGCCGCCATCCGCGACCGCGCTAAGACACTCGGAGCGGACGCATGAACACCCGTCAGCGAGTTGAACGGATCGAAGATGAATGCGACGGCGTTTGGTCGCAGTACGACGTGACCTCTTGGGAGCGCAACTTCCTTGAGAGCGTCAAAGAGCGGTCAGCACTGTCCGAGAAGCAAGAGGACGTGCTGTCCAAGATCGAAGCAAAGGTATTCGGAGACTAGGCATGGACAACCAACACCGGCAGATCAAGGGCTATCGGGAACTCAACGCGGAGGAAATCGCGCTGATGAACGAAATCAAGAGCAAGGGCGCGGAACTCGGGGAACTCGTCGCCAGGCTGCGCGCGGTGCCCGACCTCGATCAACGCTGGATCAGCATCGGCGCGACCGACCTGCAAACCGGCCTGATGGCGCTCACGCGCGGCGTCGCGCGCCCCACGTTCTTCTGACGCTGCTCGGAGCGGACGCATGAGCGACGAGACGCGAGCGGAGTTGCTGCCCTGCCCGTTTTGCGGCCACGAAAAACCGACGTTCGTCCGCAGGGGCGACTCTCGACAATCCTGCATCATCGAATGCGGCTGGTGCGGATGCAGACACGAATCGTCGGACGAGGGTGAGGACAACGGCAGCACATGGAACACGCGCGCCGCCATCGTCGCCGAGCGCACCCGCTGCGCCGCCATCGCTCGCGCGCACGGGGCAGAGGACGTTGCCGCAGAGATTGAACAACCCAACTAGGAGACAAGAATGCAATTTGACCTATCGGCGCTTGGTATTACGCAAGAGGAATTGCAGCAACGGGTCGTGGACAGGATTGCCGAAAGCGTCCTGCGCTTCGAGACCAGCAACGAGAATGGAGACCCGGTATGGATGGAATCGGACATGTCGCGCTCAATGGACAAGCTGGTGCGCGAGCGCATCAATGCCGAGGTGCAACGCATTGCCGACGCCCATGTGCTGCCCAAGGTGACGCAGATGATCGAAAACATCACGCTCCAACAGACCAACGAATGGGGCGAGAAGCGAGGCGCGCCGGTCACATTCATCGAATACCTGGTTCAGCGCGCAGATTTCTACATGAACGAAAAGGTGAGCCACGACGGCAAGGCGAAGGGCGAGTCCGGCAGCTATTCATGGAACGGCACACAAACGCGACTCACCTATCTTGTCCATCAGCACCTGCAATACAGCATCGAAACCGCCATGAAGGGCGCGCTATCGCAGGTGAATGCGGCCATCGTCCCGGCGCTCGCGGAGACCGCGAAGACCAAGTTGTCCGAAATCGCGGCATCGCTCAAGGTCGAGGTCAGGACGAAATGACCGCAGACGGGGCAGAGGACGCGGCGAGGGGGATTGAGTCGTGAGCTACGCCGACTTTCTGCACAGCAAGCGCCCACGCGCCACGGAGTGCGGGATCGCCGTTGATGACCTTGCCTCGCATCTATTCCCCTATCAGGCCGAATGCGTGCGCTTTCTCCTACGCGTCGGCAGCGGCGGCCTGTTCCTCGATACCGGGCTAGGTAAGACATTGTGCGAGTTGGAATGGGCGGAGCATGCCAGGCACGCAACCAACGGCCGCGCTCTGATCCTGACGCCGCTTGCGGTTGCGCATCAATTCGCGGCCGAGGGCGAGCGGTTCGGATACGCCGTGCGCGTCATCCGCGATCAATCGGAGGCAGGGGACGGGATCAACATCTGCAATTACGACCGGCTGGAACGCCTGACGCCTGATGCCTTCGGAGCGGTCGCGCTGGACGAATCGTCCATCCTCAAGAACTTTAGCGGCAAGACGTCGCGGGATTTGATCGCGGCATTCAGCGGTCATCGGTTCCGACTGTCGGCCACCGCGACCCCGGCCCCGAACGATCACATGGAGCTAGGGCAGCATGCTCAGTTCTGCGGCGTGATGACGAGTTCGGAAATGCTGTCCCGATTCTTCATCAACGACACATCAACCGCATCGCAAAACTGGCGGCTCAAGCGCCACGGTGTCACGGCATTCTGGGACTGGATGGCATCGTGGTGCCGCATGGCAGCGATGCCATCGGACTTGGGCGACAAGGATGATGGGTTCGTGCTGCCACCGATGCAGGTTCACCGGCATACGGTTGCGTCGAAGCTGAAAGCGCCAGAGGGCGATCTGTTTGCGTCGGACGTGGTGTCGGCCACCAATATGCACGACGTGAAGCGCCAGACAGCCGGGGAACGCGCCGGTATCGCTGCGCAGCTCGCCGCCAGCAACGATGCGCCGTGGGTCGTCTGGGTAGACACCGATTACGAGGCCGATGCCGTACTAGAGCGGTTGCGCGGGATGCGTGGCGTGGTTGAGGTGCGCGGCTCGATGAGCATCGAAGCCAAGGAATCGGCGCTTGATGCGTTCGCGGACGGCTCTGCGCGCGTGCTCATCACCAAGCCGTCTATCTGCGGGTTCGGCCTTAACTGGCAGCAGTGCGCGCACACGGTCTTTGTCGGGCGCTCGTTCAGCTACGAGGCTTGGTATCAGGCCGTGCGCCGGTTCTGGCGCTTCGGTCAGAAGCAAGAGGTACAGGTGCATATCGCCGTGGCAACCGGCGAGGAATCCATCGGGGCGGTGATTGACCGCAAGGCGAACGATCACGACTCGATGAAGCAGGCCATGCGCGCGGCAATGCTGCGCAACATCGGGCGCGCGTCACAGTCCCGCGTGCCGTACAACCCAACACACGAAGGAAGGGTGCCGCAATGGTTATCCGCTGCCTAAACGAACAGCACGGCGACGATTGGGCCGCCTACAACGGGGATTGCGTGGACGTGGTGCGGCAACTACCGGATGCGTCTATCGACTTCTCCGTGTATTCCCCGCCGTTTGCTTCGCTATTCGTCTACTCGGACAGCGAGTGCGACATGGGAAACAGCGCGAGCGACGAGGAGTTTTACGATCACTACGCCTACCTGATCGCGGAGAAATTCCGCGTCACGAAGCCGGGGCGGCTGACGGCGGTCCATTGCTCCGACCTGCCGATGACGAAGTGGCGCGATGGTCACGTCGGCATCAAAGACTTTTCCGGGCAGATCATCCGCTTGCACCAAGAGGCAGGATGGGTTCTGCACTCGCGGCGCACGATCTGGCGATGCCCCGTCGTGGAGATGACTCGCACGAAGCATGTTGGCCTGCTCTACAAGCAATTGCAGAGCGACAGCGCGAAGTCGCGCGGCGGGATGCCTGATTACCTGATCACGTTCGTCAAGCCAGGCGAGAACGTCAACCCGATCCGGCACACGCCACAAGATTTTCCGCTCGACCAGTGGCAGGAATGGGCGTCGCCGGTCTGGATGTCGGTGGATCAGACGAAGGTGCTGAACGTCAAGGCGGCGCGCTCGG